ACTTCAATTGAAGTGTCTTTTATTCTTATGTCTGCGACCATTATCTTTGCAGTCTTAAAAGATGAATTGGCTCTTTTTCAGATGCCGAGATTGTTCCTCCCCCGTCTTCATCATATTCAACACCGTCACGAAGAACAGCTTGAAACTCTTCATTATATTTTTGTCTATAAAAATCCATTTGAACTTGGAAAGTGTCTTTACCTTCACCTGTGTCTGGGTCTCTAAATTTTGAAAGCATTGGATATATATATTCTGCAAACGCTTTATAGCAGACAGCACGTCTAAATTGCCCGGGGGTCAATTTGCTGTTTTCTAATTCTAAAGAAGTTACTTTTGTTATATCTTTATATCTTACAGTATGCCTGTATCTTTCCCACCATTCTTCACGCACTTGTCTTATGACATCATCTTCAGCATGTTGAAGTTGCGTATTAAAAGATGATATTCCAAAACTTGCAATGTCTGGTTGATATTCTTGCAAGTTGGATAATGTAACGGAAAAAACTGAAGTTGTCATTTTTTAGATTTCTTTTTTGATTTTTTCTTTTTGGGCAAATCTCTTGATGTGGTTGCTTCCATTATTTCAAAACCTTTATTGATCCAAACAGTTTTATTATTGTTATAATCATCAATAGATCTTTCAATAACCCTGTCGCCTTTTTTTAATTTTACTGTGTCATTCATAAAGCCACCTTATTTGAAAAAGGGGTGGAAATCCACCCCTAGTTTTTATGTTAGTTAATTACTGACTCATTGAGCATTTCTACCCCATAAGTGTCATGGATTTCTCCAACACCGTAAACTGCTGTAGCCACAATTTCATCTGCTCTTAACGAAGCGTCTCTTTGGCTTTCAATCTTTAGATCTTGCATCATAGCTAGAGCTAAAGCGTCTTGAGAGAATATTGCACCTTTACAATTATCTGTATCAGTTGTTCCATCTACGTTTGATGATTCAAAAATTTGAACACCGGCAATTGTTCCAATGAAACCTGTTCTCATAGCTTCATTTTGTAGATCACCTGCGTTTGGATTTACGAAAGTATTTGTTAGTGATTTCTTCACATTGTAAATAACTTTCGGGTTGAATACACCATAGTAAGGCATCGGCACGTTTGCTTGTCTTAAAGTTGCAACTGCTTTGAAAATATTATCAATAGTCAATTCAGTTCCAGCACCACCAATGCTTGTTGAGAAACCGTCGAATAATGCGATCAAATCTTGATCCATTTTTTTTGCGATTGCTTCTCCAAATAATCTACCAATATCAGCTGCAACATTTTGTGGTGCAGAGTTTCTTGCTAGATCTGTTAATGTCGTCATAATTCCTTTTTCACTTGCAGTGATAGTCACTGAAGTTGGATTGACGGCTGTGTTTGAAAGGTCTGTTGCTTCATTCACGTTTGCTGCACTCACGGCCGAATAAATCGGTACTTCTACAGATTTTCCACCACCAGCAATTGTGTAATTACGCACTAGACCACGCATTATTGATTGCTCTTGAGCAACAAATAATGATTCAGCAACAATCTCGGTATATAGTTCCGATATCGTGCTCGAGGTCGTTTCGTTAGCCATTTTAGTCTCCTATTAGCTTTTTGTTAAATTTATGACTGTGGGCTTACTATCCCGTTCCTTTTTATATTCTGCGTAACGCTTCCTATCTTCCGGATTAGTCATGTCTAGATCCCCAAGTTTAAAAGGTTTTGGGTTTTCCTTGCCGACATTTCCTACACTTCCACTTCCCGAGGGAGTTGCTGCACGAAAGTGTGGGTTCTGCGTAATAAATTCGTTTACTGCTTCATCAATTGATAAAGGGTCACCATTATTATTATAACGGGTTTTTTTATTTTCGTCTAGAACTTCTACACGCCCATTTTCATCTAGTCTTATATTTGGTCTTATCAAATCTGAAACTTGATTTGGATTGATAGCTTTATTTTTTGAAGCAGAATTTATAAGTTCTCCATCAATTTTAATTTTTTCTATTTCTTTTTTTAAATTAGAAATTTCAGCATTTGATTTTTCAGCTTGTTCTTTTAAAATTATTTCAAACTCTCCTTTTTCTTTTTGTTCTTTTAATTTTAAATCATCAGCTTGTTTCTTCAATGCTTTAGCTTCATCTGGATCAATCCCACCATACATTTTTTCTGTTTTAATTCTTTCTCTTGCTAAACGTCTTTCAATGATTTGATCTAGTTCGCTTTGAGATATTGTGGGCTCTGATTTTTCTTCAACTGCTTTATCTTCGACAGGTGCAGTTTTTTCTTCTACCTGTTCCGGTTTTTGCTCGTCAGCCATAAAGTTTCTCCTTTTTTGCTTTTTAATATACTATTTAAAAATCATCTGCAACCGGTCTCCATTGATGACGACATCTATAACCACCCCGAACAATAAAAGGATCTCCCTCTGCTTTTCCTTTTAGATCTTCCCCGGATCTATTTTTGTGCAATTCTTCGATTTCTTCTTTTGTATAGCTTCTGCCAGAATTAATTAATTTAACGCAAAATGGTCTGCTATCTCTTACCAAGCTGCCAACATATCTAAATTTTTTTAGACCAGATTCATTTGCTTTTAAAATAGTGAATGATCCGTCAAATTGCATAACTGAATCATGAGCAATCTGCGAGGCATAAGTTGACATTGATCGACCAACCCTATCAACATCTCCAGATATAAGGCCGGATATATCTTTGACAATTTCTTCAAATGGCTTTCCGGCTATTGCATTTTGATAAACATTCCCGGATATTTCATTGAAGTATCTATTTGCCAAGTCTTCAAAACCTTGGAAATACTGATTTTTAAGTCTTGTTATTGTTTCCAAATCAACTTGCGTAAGTGATTTAAATTTATCTGGTAAGTCTAAATCTCTAAATTCTTTTAAAAATTCACCCACAATTTTGTCATAATCTCTAATAAAACTGTCTGTTTGCGTTCTATAAGTTTCATTAATAAATCTTTGTATATCTTTTCTTAAATCAATCGCTATTCTAGTATCTAATATTTCTGTTGGCCCGACAGATCTTTGGATTTGGGTTATTATTCTTGCTTCTAAATCAGCAAGTGTCTTTTTTATTTGTGCCTCGTGATTATCTGCAAGTCTTTCAGCAAATTCTAATCTAGCCATTTATAGAGGGAAACTTTTTTTCCACGCCTTAATAGACCAAAAGGCCGGGCTCAAAGATTTTTGACCTTTGACTTCTTTCAAAACCCCACCCATTCTAGCAAGAAAAGATCTTTGTCTAGCCGGATTATTTTTTTTGATAGACATTCCTCTAAATCCAAAAGTGACTTTTTTTATTTTGCCTGTTGATTTATTTTTAACATAAACCCCAAATTTTTTTCTTTTATTCTCGCTTGGAGATAATCGAAAAGGTTTATTTAATTTGACTTTTCTGCCTCTATATTCAGCCATTATTTTTTCTTACGTTTTTTTCGTAAGTCTAAATCATGTTTTCTTGATCCACGCAAAAAGGAATTGACACGCCCCATAGCCCACGCAGCCATCGGAACACGTCTTGACCCTGCACCAAGAAATGCACCTTGCCCACGTCTGTAAACTTTTGCCAAAGTTCCATAAGTATATCTTTTAGATGCTTTTGCTTTTTTTCTAAGCGTTGCTTTTACAGAGGCAGATAGTGGTCGTCTTTTTACAGCCATTATGCTTTGGTCCTTGCTTGCAATAAAGAACGTGGAATAAAAGCACCAGATTTATATAATCTTGATACTTGTTTAATTAGACTTGCTCTTCTTGATCGTTTGCTTCCTTTTAGGCCGGACAGATACTTTTTTGGAATTCCTGTCTTTTTGTCTTTTGGGACTTTTCTTCTTTTTTTCTTTTTTGCCATTATTGTGCCGTTTCTTCGATTTGGTCGGCACTAGTGGAAAACTGACCGATTGCAGAACTTGAACTATCAATTTCTGTATTGATTTGATTAATTGCATCATCTTCATCTACTACTGCTTTTGCAATCTGCTTGTCAATCTCTTTTGCAAACGTTTCTGATTTTACGCCACTTGCTTTTGCTAATTGCAAAAATTGTAAATCAGCTGCATAATCTCTTAAATCAAAAGTATCTGGATAATCTATTTCTCCGTCAAAAACTTTGTCTTGCCATTTTGCAAATATAGACCAGATCTGTTCTTCAGCATTTTCTAAAAGATCTGCTTTTTCTGATAATCTTGCATTTAAAAGTTGGAATTCTGTTTGCAATGCTATCCCAGAATTGA